GGAATCTGCGTTGCTTCCGTTGCTGCTATCCTTGGTGGCGAACTTGCAGCGTCGAAAAACAAGATGCAGTCAATTAAAGAGGGCAGATTTAAGCCAACTGCGGAAGGAATACGACGCATGGAAAAAATTGAAAAGGTAGTGCTGGCATGCACAGAATCGAAAATCTCTTTTGCCTGTAAGGCACTTTTTGTCAACTCGCTTTCCAAGCTGATGTTTCTTGATGAATTTGATGAGTCAATCATCGTTCACAAAGCAAGAACAAACCCGCAGCTGTTTCACAACTGTGCAACCGAAGATGCGTTTTTGGAAATGCTTGAGCATGTTCACAATTACGGACGGTCGGATAAGCGTCCGCTTGCATTTCTTGCAAAGGAGGCTGCAAAAAGCAGAAACAAGGCTTTTTCAAAAGCATCTGCAAGATAGCTGAAAAGCGAGGCAGGCGTTAGACAACCCTCGCAGTGCCCGGCTGCGTCCTGCCACCGGGCTTTTTCAACACAAGGACAATGACAATGACCAAACCATTCCGGCCTTACCCGCCCGGCCAAGCCTGGGACGAAGCGTGGCATCAGCGGCTACGGGCCGAACGATACCGCGATGCGTTGCAGAAAGTCGTCGAGGCGTATACGGAGTTTCGATATATGACGTCGTTCGATCTGGCGTACAAGCTGAAGGAACTGGCGGAAAAGGGACTGGGAGAGGAATGATGCTGACAATCGAAGAATTTTGCGACAAGCACAAAGCCTGCAAAGAAGGCCGCGACTGGGCGTTGGCGAATTGCGAGTCGATGTTCGACGCTTGGGGCAAGCTGCCGCCAGAGTGGCTTATCTGGGTCGCAACGCGGCGAGGAGTGCTGACCGATAAAGAGCTGCGATTGTTTGCGGTGTTTTGCGTTAGGAGCGTCGAGCATTTGTTGACAGACCAGCGAAGCAAAAATGCAATCGAAGTGGCTGAGCGATTCGTAAACGGTGATGCAACCGACGAGGAATTAGCAGCGGCTTGGTCCGATGCTAGAGATGCGGCCTGGGCAGAGGCTTGCGTGGCTGCTGTTTCAGGTGTCAGGTCATCGGCTCATGCGGCCTGGGCGGCTTATGCGGCGGCTTATGCGACTTGTGCGGCGGCTTATGCGGCTAAGGCGGCATGTATTGAATCTCAAGCCAGCTGGCTGAGGGCGAACACAAGACCGAGTTTTGATTGACACGGATCGGCAACCATTTTGCCGACGGCAAGAAAATGGGAGGAAAGCATGTTGTATTTGGACGGAAGAAGTTTTGTTGGAAAGGCAAATAGCATGAGAGCGTTAGGATTGGCGATTTTGTTTTTGATGGCCAGCAGCGTCAGTGGGCAAGTTACGGTGAATGGCAAGGTGCCCGGCGATTTGTGGCGAACCGACAAAGTAAAAGGCGAGGCTGAAGTTTTTCATGTATTGGGCAGGACGGTGACGTTGCCAGTTAAAGAGGCGTGGGTGAATATCGACGGAGAAACAATCAGCATAGGTGCCAAGTGCGATCAGCCAGTCTTGGACGGCAAACCACGGGAAGGATACCAGATGGCGGATATGTCTAACGGTTTTGTTGTTACAGATGAAATCCAAACGATCACGAAAACGCAAGCCTGGCAATTAGGAAACAACCAGCAGTTTCGAACTACCAAAACGGCAGTTGTCGTAATGGACGGAAGCAAGCCAAAGTCGCTCGTGTTTACATGTATTGATTTTGCAATGTTTGATGTCAAGTCATTTATCAATCAAATGAACGCCGGTGGTTTTTTGGAGAAGCAACTCGCTGAAGAATTGCAAGGTTTTGACGACATGGGGTTTCGTGTTCGGAAGTTTCAGGCAGTTTTCCATTAACCACCAACCATCCGGAATTGCCGGATAGTTCCAGGAGAAAGCATGGACAACGAAGCAAGGGTTTCGAAGGCAAGAGCCAAGCGGTGCGTTACGCATTCGTTCGCTTGCGATTGCCGCGAATACAGGTTTGCAAAAATGGCGATGGCACTGCGGATCATTCACACTTGGGCGACATGCGACGAGTCGTCGCCAGACAGCCGAAGCGAAGCGATGGGCGACATCGCCAAGAAGTGTAAAGAAGGTTTGGAAGACTGAGACGAACGCACAGGATAACCCAGTTCGAAAGGAGATTTGAAAATGTCAGAAACCAACGATGAGGGCTTGGGTCCATCGCGTTGTTCTACGCCCCGAGTCTGTAGGCGTTGCGAGTTGGTCGAGTGCCAATGCGGAAAGATGTTGACGTTTTGCAATATCTACTCCAAGAATCACGGTAACGGCCCATTGCATCGCACACTACAGGAAGCCGAGCAGGAACGACGCGACATGATCGCGGAAGATCCGAGCGACAAAATCGACATTTGCCAATGCAAGATGCTTGCGGAGGAATACGTAAAGTTGCCAGAGCACCAAGGCTATTAGGGTGCGTAGAACATACGGATCGGCGGCGTGGTGGGAACACGCTGGGGAAAAGTGCAGTGACGACCGCACACCCAGAAGGATTGGATACCCTTAAAGCCAGTTCGAATCCTGCCCGATCCATTTACGGAGTCTATCAAGGAAACAAGCTACCAACCTAACGGCGGAAGCTACCAACGCAACTCGCTAATGTTGGGAGATACAGGAGTCTAACTATGAAAGCAATGCACAAAACAACGATCCACGCACGATGTCCGTTTGCACCTGTTTGGGATTATTACAGCGTGCAAATCGAAACAAAAGACTTCATCAGATGCGAAAAAATCGAAGCCATCTGCGAAGAGATTCGCGGGCAGCAAATTTCACAAGAAATGGTTTTGGAACTGCTTCGAAAGAAGCTAAACATTGAATGCAGGATAACTGTAAAGGGACGGCATGGCCAAAATGGAAGGCTGGTTGTTGTCGAATGATTCACTACCACGGAACGCCATGCGGAGCAACACGGGAAGATGTTGCTAGATTCCTCAGGAATCGTCACGCCTTGATTTCGTTTTTTCGACCGGAAGACATCGGAACAGCGGCCGAAGTGTGTCAATCGTTTTGCATCGACAACGGGGCTTTCTCTGCGTGGAAGCAAGGCAAAACGATTGACTGGTTGAATTACTATCGATTCGTCGATGATTGGAAGCATCACCCAGCGTTTGATTGGGCAATCATTCCAGATGTAATCGACGGCGACGAGCGACAAAACAACGATTTAATCGACGAATGGGAGCGGTCCTTGCGTGGAACAATTGGCGTTCCAGTGTGGCACATGCACGAAAGCTTAGATCGGCTTGATTGGCTCGCATCAAATTGGGCTCGCATTGCGATTGGTTCAAGCGACATTTACGCGACGGTAGGTAACGACCGTTGGTGGCGACGCATGGCGGAAGCTATGAAAGTCGTCTGCAATGATGGCAGGCCACGAACCAAGCTGCACGGGTTGCGAATGTTAGACCCAGCAGTTTTTACCGCGTTGCCTTTGGCAAGTGCCGACAGCACGAATGCGGTACGAAATTCATCGAGCTATAGCCGGTTTGGGATGTACTGTCCGCCAAACGCATCGACGCGGATGGCGATTATTGCGGAGCGAATCGAATCATTCCAATCGGCATCTTTGTGGGATGGATGTCCAAAGGAAGATGCGTTTACGCTTTTCTGAAGCAACAAAGGAGTCTATCTATGTCAAAAGGTCGATGGGGCCGAGGAAAGTTCCGGACTGGCCGGCGACAGCCTGGCGAAATGAACGCGACTGAGCGAGCCTATGCTGACGTACTCACAGCGAGAGTCTTGGCCGGTGAGTTGCTGGCTTGGGACTATGAACCGCTGACGTTCAAGCTGGCGAGGTCGTGTCGCTATACGCCGGATTTTATCGTTCAACTACCTGATGGGACGATCGAAGCTCATGAGGTCAAGATTCACACCGGCAGCAAGTTGCTGGCTGAGGATGATGCGAAAGCCAAGATCCGGGTGGCTGCCGAAAAGTTCGGGATGCTGGTCTGGCGGATCGCGGCAAAGCAACCGAAAAAGCTCGGCGGCGGATGGTTGTACTTTCTGGTCGGGGAGGAGTTTTAGAGATGGCTGGCGATACTCAAAAGAAAGGGATTGATATGTCTTCAAATAAAGCAACGCCTACGGAATACAAAGGCATTCGCTATCGATCGAAGTGCGAGGCAATGTTTGCTAGATGGCTTGAGTTGGATACGGAAGACACCGCTCGCCTTTCATCTTACCAAGGGCCATTTTTTGTCGAAAAAAGTTTTAGATGCGTAGGCGGCGGATTTCTTTACGAGCCAGAAGGGTTTGGTATCGATGGATGGACGCCGGATTTTATCAGATGGAGGATGAATGCAATATTCGTTCACGAATTGATGGTAGCAGTACCTTTCTACACCATCATTGAATACAAGCCGTCTCGCCCAACGAATGCCTATGTTGAGAATTTTGCCAAACGTTGCCAGGCCTTGCTTTTAAGACTCGACAACGATCAGTTTTTTGAATTCACTCGTCGAGCTAGTTGCGAGCTGTATTACGGAAGCATTTACAACAATGATCGCGGCATTGTTGACATCCATCATGTTGGAGTCGATTTCAATTATACGATCGACTGGAATCATTCGTGTGATTGGATCGCAAACTGCGAGCAGGCTATTGAGGAAACGCGGTTTGATTTGTGCTCAGCCGATGCGATCAGCTAGAGCGACAGTTGGCAGCACTTTGGGAAAAGTCTTTTAGAAAACAAGAGTCATGACAGTCTACAAAATCGCAAAATGGGCTGAGACGTTTGAGCGGGCCGAATCCAGAAAGCTGAAAAAACTAGCTTGGGTTTCGCTCCCGATCGATTT